TTGGGTCTGCCTTGTTAATCTCTGGGTGAGCATATACAAACTCCGTCCAAGTCCTATTTGAGAAACGATATTGTTGGTATTTGTTAGGCCAAATCTCAAGGTCTATAACATCTCCCTTGTTGCCAACCTTTACATAGGAAACCATCTCAAAGATGCCGTGGTATTGGGGCAAGCAATCAAAGAATACCTCGTGGCCTTGGTCGGCTAGATATTTGCAAGCTGGGAGGCAACGAATTATGTCTCCTAGCCTCTGGGAGTATTTGATTGTTTTAGCAGTCATCGGCTACGCTCCTATCGTGTAGGTGTGGGAAGTATTCGCTCAATCGAACTGGGCCGACTGTCTTTTGCAATTCCTTCCACCCATCAACTAGCCCTTTGTACCCATAGAAATCTTCCTTAAACTCAACTTGTTTTTCGATGGCATAGGCATAGTGATTGAATACTAGACCCCAAGTTTCAGTCACTCCCCTTGGAACTAGGCGAGACTGGATGTTTAGGCGGGGCGGCTCGTGGCTTGTGAAGCAAACATTCTTGCCCCACTTCCAAGCCCTCATCCACTCATACCAGTTCGAGCCATACCCCTCCCTAGTAACCACTCGCTTATTTTCTCCCACAAAAAAGTTACAATGGAACTGCATCGTTGCCCCCTCCTCTGCCCCCTTTAAGCATTCGTAAATCCCCTCGATCTGTTCTGCTCTCCACATCTCGTCAGCGTCCACCTCCATTACAACCCCATCATCTACCCCAAACAAGGCTTGCTGAATCATCTCTAGCTTTCCGTTGAATGGCTTGCCTTGCGAATAGACAATAACATTCCCACCTTGGATGCTATTGAGATATTCGTGCGTTCCATCTATGCTCTTGAAATCTTTGTGCCATTTGTCGGGCACTTGCTTACACCACCGGGTGCATCCAACTGGCTCACTTACCCCCTCGACAATCCTCCATCTCCAAGGAATCTTGAGCTTTTGAAACTCTGCAAGATGCCTCTCGATAAAAGGCATTCCATTTAGGACGATGGTAAAGATGGTCAGCATAATTGGTATGCCTCGTTATGCTCACTCGCATCGGTTGGCTGAAATCCCAAGGCTGTTAGTTTATCAATACAAGATGAGTATTTTTGCCCTCTTGTATTAACTCCGTCTGTGTGGAGAATCTCGAACTCGATTCTTGCAATCCTATATTTTTGAATATCAAGCCCAAGAATAATGTAAGAATCCAAGCCCTCTGTGTCGATATAAAGCCTGTCGCACTTCTCAATTTTGTTTGAATTGAGGAAACTAGAAAGGCTTGTTGCTGGGACATTGATTGTATTAAAATCCATATGTCCGTGGTCTGTTAGGTGATTTTTTAATGTTGAGGCGTGAGCGTTAAGTGCCTTTGAGCGTGGAATGTGCAAATCCACCGAACCAGCATCATTCGGGACAATCGCAAGGTTGTAGAATCTGGCTTGCTTAAAATCAGAATATGTCTGCTTGCAATCTTCGAGTGCTTCTGGGTTTGGCTCTACAAGATGTATCGCCTCGATGCTGTCCCTATTCTTTTGGCAAAAGTCTAGGATATGATCTTTCCCATCGTTGCACCCAATTTGAACAATGGTCATAACTGGAAGATGGCCGCCCCATTACGAACAGACCAATCCTCCCATAGCAGTTTCCCAAATCCCTTGAGCTTGTTGTAGTTTGCCAAGTTCTTAATGTCGTTCACATCATCCAAGGCTATGATTGCCTTCTCTGCTAGGAATGGCCTTACGCAACGAAGTTCTGCCTCACCAGAAAAAGGCGAGCCATCAATCAGCACAAAGTTAAAATCAACATTATGCTCAAAGTGAATGTCCTCTATTGCGTTGGTGCTATAAGGTTCAGCAAATTCTACGCATTCGTGATACCACCCAAGAACTTGATCTAGGGGATATTGATTAAGTGCAGTTTTGTTTGTGCCATAAAATTCCGCTATATCCAACTGGTTCATCCAGAGTTTCGGAAGGGTTGCAGTCCCTTTGATAGAAACACCCCCTCTTGCAGATAGGTTCATTGAGTGCCTACCGATGCGGTCTGGGTGGTTCTCAATGCTGAATAGCCTTTTTGTCCTAATACATTGGGTCGAGCCATCCCCAGTTCCTCCCCCGATCTCTAGCCCAATATCCAAACCCTCGCTATATTTTGCTAGGGCTTTACCAAAAGAATCGTGAATGGTTACTTCTTGCATTTCACCATTTCCGCTAATGCTTTTTTGATTGCGTACTCAATCACGGCTTCTGGGTCGTGCTTTAATGCCAGCATTCCAGCCTCATACAATTCCTTCCCCGCCTTCCCATCATAGGTAATATCGACTAGCACATACTTGGTTTTGTCGAGACGAGACTTGCCGAAGGTAATTATACCAAGCCCCCCAGTATTCTCGCCCTTTTTAGCTTTTCTACATCCAATTATTTGCTTTGCGTTTTTCATATATGGCTTTTCCTTTCTCATAAAACTCTGGCTTGTTGTGGTTCTTTAACTGTTCGTCTGGATTGCCCCCTGCAAACATAGGGTTCTCGTGCCTAAATACCAAGTCCCTAGCTTCAATTACACAATCATCAGCATAGGCTCTTTCCGTAAACTCGTTGTCGGAGTATATGCCGTCCGAATCTTGATAGCTTGGGTGAAACATATAACCCCCCTGCTTGCGGAGTCTCTTTTGCGTTAGGATGGCCATACAAAGCAGTTTATCGGTTCGGAGGCCATCTGATACTGCCAGCACCCTTTCGGCCTCTAGGTTGTCGATTCTGCTCAAAATTAGGGCATCCCAGTACCTCGGTGGACTCCAATCATCGCTCATTTGCACAATAACCTCGCTTTTTGCCATCTTTGCCCCCTCGTTCCAAGCGTTGATAATTCCACCCGGATTAACCCTTTTGCCTTCGTGCGGGGTGTAATCGACCGCCTCATCGTGATCGACCATAAACAACCACTCAACCGCTAGGGGTTCTTTGGCTAAAGCCAGCCACTGCATCTTACGCTGGAAGGCAAGCTGTGGCCTTCCCCTTGTGGCGTGGACAATGCTTATCTTGGGCTTGGGATACATATTTACCAGCTTGGCTACTTCCTCTTTTTGGCCGTAGCAGATAGAGGCCATTCGGTATCCATCGAGGGCTTGCCAATCGTAGACAGCGTGAACTTGATTCCAGTAGTGAAGATTCGGCTTGGGCATAGCCATACAAGCCCTGCCAGAATGCCAAGCCTTTGCCCAGTCTCCCCTTGCGGAATACTCTGCCATCAAATAAAAATAAGCCTCTCTGCGGATAGGATTAACCCCAATCGCTTCCCCCAAATATCTAAATCGTTTCTCGTTGGGTGAGCATCTGCCAAGGTTGCATAGAAGCTCATATTTGAGAGTCTCGTCTAGGTCTGGGAATGCCAAGGCTCTTTCCCCTACCTCAATCGCTTTATCCACTTGACCCCTCAAGAAAAACTCTTGGTGCTGATAGTAAAGATTGAATGGGGTAGAGGTTAGCTCATCTGCTAGGATGCGATGGTTTCTATCTGCTGAATCTGCCTTGCTTGTAATTGGGCGGTGAATCCTAAACACTTTATCAATGGCTAATAACTTGTTCCTATCGTTTGGCTCAAGGGCTTCGTGAACTCTGTTCCTCCACCTACCGCACCCCTTACGCAAGGCCATCTCTCGAATAGGATTCAACCCGGCATTCTCAACTAGATAACGAAAGCAAACAATTTCAGCCCCTACTTTTTCAGCTTGTTCCAATCCCTCCTCTAAAACCTTTTCCCCGCCCTCTGCCATTATGTCATCGGCATCTACCCAAATAGACCACTCGTTCTTACAAGCATCTAGGGCTGTGTTTCTAGCAGAAGCAAAATCGTCTATGTGAGGCCAATCAGTTTTCTTATTCTTATAATGGATGACTTTAGCCCCAAGCGAAAGGGCGATCTCCTCTGTCTTGTCTGGCGTAGCTGACCCCCTAGCCATACAAACAATAATTTCTTCTGCGATGGGCTTAAAAGATTCAATGACTCGCTTAATGTGGGCTTCTTCATTTCCAGCGATTAAGTAAAGGGAAATAGGATATTTCATTTAGACTAGGATTTCTATCTGCTAGAGGATGTCAATTAAAAGAAAAAGGGGGAGCAGGTTATTCACCCACTCCCCCTTCTTCAGAGGAAACAACCAACAATCTTTAGGCGAAGTTGGTGGTGATACGAACCGCCGCATTGGGGTCAATTACGACCTCATCGGTGTTCATACGCACACGCAACACTTGGCTACGGCGAGCTTCGTCACGATAGCTTTCAGAGACGAAACCACCAGCCGAGTCACCCGACCAGACCAAGGTGCGTCCGATACCACCAGCGGTGAACTCGCCACCAGCAATCTGACCCACAACGATCTTGGTGTCTGGAACAACGAACGAACCAGAGTAGGCTTTGTTCTTGCCGGCAGAGTTGATTGCCGCACGGCCAACGAGGAGGTTCTGAACTCCCAGAGCCGCCGCAATTTCGGACTCGCTCAACAACCGAGCACCAGTATTGGAGATAACTCCGAAGAACTGATTCTGTAGGAGGGTAGAGCGACGAATCAACTCAAACACATTGGCAGACATCGCAACGCAATTCGGCTCGTAACCATACTGGTTAAGAGCCAATTTGGCCGCCGCCACATCACGAGCAACATCAATTGTTGTCACATTCCCCTGCGTGTAAGCAACCGCACGAGTCTGGTCAGCGATGGTGAAGGGAGTCGTTGCATTCCAGAGAAGATCGGAAACCCGCTTCTCGTGGGAGAGCTTCAACTGACGGAGCAAGAACTTGGCAGTTTCGCTCTCGTAGGAGAAGAAACGAGACAAGTCTGCAACGCTACTATCATCAAGTAACTCCTCAAGGCCGTATTCGTCCGTGCTATAATTTGCTTGGCTGAATGACCTAATTCCTCGGCTGTATCCCGAACCAGCATCACGAGCCGTTGCATTGTTGGTCAGCAACTCTGCACCAGCCAACTGAACTTTGAGGTATGTTCCAGCCTTTGCTTCGACATTCTGCAAAGGAAGGAGTTGTGCTCCGATCAAACCGACATCGGCTTGAGGGGCTTCAATGAGGGCTTGGTTTAGGTCTGCCCGAATGGTTGAACCGCCGCTAATGTAACTCATTTTTTATATTCTTTCTTGGTTGGTTAAATTA